AATTCAGCATGGCTACCAAGGTAATGAATGTTCCCAGCAGAAGACCTGTGATGATAGTGACCGCTAAGGACCATATCAAACCTACCAAAAAGACTACGATCGTCTCCGTGGCTGACCGGACTACCGCGATACATTTCGAAACCTGCAAGCTCCAAGTGGCCCATACAGATTTGAGCATTTGTGGATCCTATCTGTTGCAGAATGATATCTCTGTTCTCATCACAAATCCACGGTAGCATCATAATCTTAGTGCCATCAAACTCTACGACCTTAGCGTATTCATCGTAGATTTTAAAGTCTGGATACTTATCTACTAGCAACTCCTGTAGAACATTGACGCTATTCGTGTTCTTGAAGTATGTGTCGTGATTGCCTACGAGGATATGGAAATCTATAGACTCACTGGCAATCCTATCGAGGAACTCTGTACGCAGACGTTTAGCAGTGTTAATGTTAAGATATTTACGACGGTCAACCAAATCCCCGAGATGGATAACAGTGTTAATGCGATGATTATCGAGATACGGAAAGAAAATGTCATCTAGGAACTTCTTATTGTTATCAAGGAACGCTGACTGGTCGTTACGCACTCCCCAGTGCGTATCAGTAATCAAAGCAATTTTCATTATACAACCTTGGGTTCTTCGACTTCTACGATCTTCTTACCACGTTTGATATTCTTTGTCGTTTCGAAGTCTAGCATAAACTTCTCCATCTGCTCCTGCGACCACTCACCGTATTTGATATCAGTATCATAATTGCTGCGATCGCCTGTTTGACTATCAGAAGTTTCACCCATGATGTTAGCATACTCAATCGCAGCATACTTCGTGTAGAGATGCTTCTTCTCTTTCTGAATACGACGGATGAACGCAAAGTAAATAATCTGCGTGAAATAAGCAAAAGGATTCTGCGACTTAGAAGGATCGAAGTTCTTGATATAGAGCAAGCAGTTTTCGATACCGTCTGAAACCATTTCCTCTCGGAAAGTGTAGTTAGCGAAATTCGGACGATAAGCCAAATGAGTAGCAATTTTCATAATGCACTCGCCAACATAATTGGGAATGCGAGGCAGTTGTTTACCTTCCGCGATAGCCGCATTGACTTCATCTTTAAAAACAACCATTGCTGCATAAAGCTCTTTGTTGTTAACGTAATGCTTTTTTGGTTTAGCTTTTGAAATAGACATTAGTGTAGGGTTCCTGAGGTATTAGCTATCGTTCGCATAACTTGACTCAAAGCCATTTGACGAATTCGATTCATTTGTTCTTCACGATCACGTTTAGATTGTTGATTAATTGTACTCATATATCTACTAGCAACTATATCATCAACTATCATATATGTCAAGATATTTCTTTTATCTAGGCAGATAGTCTCTTCCATTAGACTCTCAAAAGGAATCCAACGCATAATGGCTGTTGTAACAGTCATAGTTGCTGGCGACTGCATCATTTCAATACGATAAGGCTGAGTGACAAACAGATAATCTTCTTCATCGCCTATGAGCATGCAAAGAAGATCTTCGCCGCTACTCATCTTCAGAAAATAAACTTCTTCCTGCTCTTCCGACTCCATCATCGCTCCTTAATTTAATGGTGTGCATTTCATAAGGGAATCCCTCACTGTTGTACATTTTAACTCGTTCTATAAGATGATTGAGCGTGAAGTTTTTCTTGCTATTGCTTGTTGACAGATTGTCGGCAATATCAAATAACGTCATACCATCTTTGCCTTCTGACGTCCTGAGTCCACGTCCGATGGACTGCATAGTTCTAACACGGCTTTTAGTTGGACTCGCGAATATGACATTGTGAAGGTTCTTGATATTTATGCCGGTGCTAAATGTGCCGTAAGACGCTACGATGATTGCATCGTTCTCCTTCTCAACGATAGCACGAATAGACTCACGCTCTTCGCCGTCAACACCCCCATGAACGAAGAAGACTTTACGATTACCAGCCTTCTCCCCTATCATATCATATAAGATACTCCCATGCTTATCAACGTATGCATAAAGTATCAGAGTATTACCTTTAAGTGATACAGCAAGATTCCGAATAAACTTATTACGAGGATAGAACGAAACGATGTGTGCAAGTTCGTCTTGGTATGATCCCCCAATAAGCTTCTTTGCTTCCTCGATAGGATGATTGAGCACAAGAACTTTGACTTTAATAGCAGCGAGCTTCCCGCTGTCAATGAGTTCTTTAGTATCAATGATTTTATGCGCTGGACCAAATAGCCCAGTAAGAACAAGCTCGTTAACTTGCGATCCATCTAGCGTTCCTGTAAGACCAAAACGATATTTGGTATTTGTCATGTTCGTCATGACTTTCGTCAATGACTGTGCTTTGAATAAGTGAGCTTCGTCTCCGATGACTAAGTCAAACGATTCGAAAAAGATCTTATCCATTTCGTAAACCGATTGCCAGGTTGAGATAACAATCGGCTTATCCGTCTGTTTAGATTGGCCTCCATAGATTCGATGAACGAACTCATCAGATACATAACCATAGTCGGCAAAATCAGAATAGAGCTGATGCACCAAAGAAATAGTTGGCACAACAATAAGAGTGCGGCAATCATAGTACCTCGTCAGTAGATAAATTATTAGGGACTTGCCAGATGCAGTAGGAGAAACCATAACACAGCGCTTGCTCCTAATACCAAGAGCAAATGCCCGTAGTTGATGATCGTGTGCTTCGAACGGAAGTCCGAGCGAATGTGAAAATTCCTTAGCTTCAGCAAGAGAGAACTCCTCAGTCTCAATCAATTCGGGATCTACTTCTATAGTGTAGTCTCTTTCCTCACAGAACTTAATTATATCTTGCGTGAGTCCTGCGTATGTTGTCATATTACGCGAGTTCAAAAGACGGATCTTACCATCCCACACGCGAGACTTGAACTTAGGTGAGAACTTAGCACCAGGAATCTCGAATGTCAAGAACTCTGCTAGCTCGCGAGCGATACCCATATCACCTTCAACGCGAAGCCACGCTTCATTAACTTTTACGAGCTTGAGATCAGAATCCATTAGTGAACTTTCTCCACTCGATGGCTGACTTGATATCGTATCCACGCTTATGAATGCACTTCATAATCTCGACTATGACTTCAACCTTTTCTTCTAGAAGGGCTATACGTTCGTCTATGCGCACAAGTTCGCCATCTGCATCAATATAATTATGCACTTCGTTCTTCAGGACTTTGTTGAGGAATGGTTGACGATTAATCCGCTCTAGGTCTTCTGGATTATTTAGATTACCTAGATAATACTCACGCAGAGTATTGAATTGTGCCTTCTTACGAATCATAGCACTACGCAGCTGTGAGCGAGTTTCGCTGAGCATACGATTATATTTGGCGTGGAGGGAGGAAATGTTGAGGCTATCAGCGTCTAGGTTAAGATCGTCATACTTGGCGTCTTTTTCCCACATCTCGTATATATCTTCGAGTTTCATGCTAATATATTACCATAATGAGAGCCAGTTGTCAAGATCTATTTTAAGTCTTGACATTTTAACAATTAAAGCATATAATAAGGATGTTATCCAGGGGTCATATTACTCGTCAAGACGATACTTACGATAGCGGAACGTTACCGAAGCCTGTAGATATTCGATCGTGGTATTCGTTGACTCGAACGCCAACTCAGTAAGATTGATGGGAAACATATCCTCGAAGAAAATGAGTTTATTGGCGTTCTTATTGCTCGTGAGAATTGAGAGTGTGCCATCAGAAACGTATGTTGTGTAGTAGCCCATCTGACGTTGACCAGCCATCATAGTGTTATTGATGGAAGTGGATAGTTCTTTAGTTTGCGACAAACTGTCTGGATGACCTAATCCTTCCATCCATTTTTGGATTTCGAAATAGTTCTTTAGGTCTTCATCTACTCTAAATGTTAGAGTAAGCGGATCGTAGATAATACGATCGCCTGGACGAGCAAGAGAAGCAAAAGGCGTAGGAACTTCAGCGACACCAACTGTTACTGCAGGAATAGCGACAGACTGACAAAAATAGTTTACAGTAGGTAGGCGCTTGATAGCAAAGCGAAACCCATTCTGTCCTAGAAAATTGATATTCGATGGTTGATTGTCTTCTGCGCTCATATCACTATTTAGTCAATAAAAAAGGGGGAGCCGAAGCTCCCCCAGTTTGCGGCTTGAAACCGTCTTGTAGCGCCTCGCCTTTGAACCAGCGAGGTGTAGCTTACATAAGGTTCGTAACCTTGACGAAGCGGTAGTACACGTTGTAACCCTTGGTGTT